CTGGAATTTCACGGGGGTGTCTAATTTTGACGGCAAGGGGGGGTGCGGTCGCGGAAATGCAGATACCGCTTCAGAGCTTGCCAATGAACAAATTTTTGGTATGGAAACAGGAGACGGAAAATTTTTGCAGAAACCACGGATGGGATTTGGTGTATGGATATACGGTTAAGGCGCTTGGGGATTTTTTGATTTTATCCGATCCAAGAGTGTTTTGGACGGACGAGGAAATTTCGGTCGGCCCGAATTACAAAAGGAAACTGGTTTGGGATTTAAACAAGAGTTTATAGGTTGACTAAATTTGGTCAACCTTGTAATTCCTTATTGTAAACCTTAAGGATCTACATTGTAAACCTATTGAATCCATTAAGGAAGGTGTAGCCAATGATTCCTACATTGAACGACTTGAGAACAAGTATCCAAAAGAAGATGCAAGACACCTCTTCCGGGCCGCCGATTGACTACTGGATCAATCAGGGCAAGGACTTGATTGAGGCGTCTTGGCCTTGGCCTTTTCTTAGGCGCAGAGGGACGATTGTGACCGTTGCCCCTGTGACAGCAGGCGACGCCGATGTGACGAATGGCTCGAAGAACGTCTCTTCGGATAACGGCAGCACTTCATGGGCAGCCGGAGTAGTTGGGAGGAAGTTCAGGATAGACGGAGAGAACGCTTATTACGATATCGCTACCCGTTCTTCGGCTACGGCTCTTATCCTAGAGCAGGTTTACCAAGGCTCTACTGCTACTGATAGCGCCTATAGCATCTTCCAAAACGAATACAAGCTGCCTCCTGACATGATCGCGCCAAAAAGCCTTGTAACCATGAATAAGCCTGTAAAGTTGACATGGGTTACTCTCGGCCTGTTCGATGAGAAATTCCCATCTCCCGAAGATACGGGCGAGCCGGATTATTCGGTTCTCCTGGGGCGAGAGAATGATATCTATGAGACAGGGACGATCTCGGCAACTGTCAATACAAGCATCATGACTGGGAGCGGCACTTCTTGGCTGAGTGTCGAGGGGCTTGCGAGAGGGTCAAAGATCACGGTTGGAGAAAATGTTTACATGATTAAATCGGTCGATTCGGACACTCAAATCACCGTGTATCAAAATATCGCAGCGACCATCTCATCCGGAACTTCTTACACCATCCATCTTGATAACTGGATTGTCCTTCTGCATGACATCCCTGATGCGGTTTATAACCTCCCGTTTAGGTATCAGGGGCATACTCCGCCGATGGTAGATGATCAGGACTTGCTGATTTGCTGGCCTGAAAGCATGGCTGATTTGCTTGAACTCTACGGAGATATAAAGGCTTCTGATTTCAACCATGACTACAACAGGATGGATAGAAGCGAGAAACGATTTGCTCTGAGACTTTTGGAAGCGCAGAGAGATCATGGGAAAGGCGCGCTTGAGCAAGTAACTGTTTTGAGGTCAACCGACGATCTGAAATTAGGCAGAAGGGCAGTTCGGTTCCCTTCTGAATATCCTCTACCTTGGTCAAGATAATGAGCAAAGCTCGAAAGAGATTTCTAGCATTAGGCGTAGCCTATTTCGGCTTAGCAGTTTTTCTGATGGCTGGAGTTACGTTTGCTTCCACGCCGAAGGCTAATAAATATGAGTTCTTTAATAATGCGGGCGGTCTCAACTCGAAGCTGTCTTCGATCTCGATTGACGATGATGAGGCAAGCGACATAAATAATATGTCGTTTTCTCGCGGAGGCTCTATCCAGACGAGAAGCGGCTACATCAAGTACAACTCGACTGCAATCACCGGCACTCCGTCAATCACAGGGCTTTTTTACAACCGATTCACCGATGGGACCAGGATGCTTCTGGCCACGACCTCCAACTCCAAGCTCTACAAATCGGAGATGGATGGAACGATGGATGACGTTACAGGTTCATTCAGCCTTCCGTCCGGTCAGGATTCCAGAACATCGTTCACCGTCGGCAGAGACATGGTGTTTATCGGGTTCAGCGATACGGCTCTTAGCCCGATTTGGGTTTCATCGACTGGTGCGGTTGTCTCTCTGGCCGGTAATCCTCCGGAAGCCAAATACAACAAATTCAACAAGAACGTCCTGTTTTGGGCCAACGGCAACCAAGATGGCACTCTCTATAAATCAAGAGTTTGGTATACGCCACTTGGCGATCTAGGCTCTTCAAAGAATGTCGAGAGATATCCAGACGAGTATTTCTTTGATGTCGCTTGGGATGACGGAACGGAAATAACCGCTCTTTTTACTATCCTGGACACTATTTATATCGGGAAAGATACCTCTATTTGGAGGCTCAGTGGCAGCGACCATGACAGTTTCGTGCTTGAAAGGATGATTGTAGACACAGGACCGATAGCTCATGAAGTTGTTCAGGTCATTGATAACGTGGCCTATTTCATGGATTCGAAAAACAGGATTGTCTCCTATGATGGAGGCATCAAGGTCGTCGATATATCCGACAGAATCGAGACGACTTTAAATGCGCTCAATGAGAACAGAAATATTTATTCGGTCAGTTCGAGATATAACGACGATTACCAGATTTCGGTAACTGATGCAGGAGGTTCAACACATGATACGATCTTTTATTACGACACTTTTCAGGACGCTTGGACCATTTACAAAGGTATAGCCGCTAATGCCATGGCGATTGCGTCAACGGTAAACGATCCGGAAGTTTGGTATACGGGCAATTATGCCGGGAGAATCTATGAACAGGATTCAGGTACAAACGACGATGGGACGGCTATTGATTGGTATTACACATCAAAACAATATAGATTCCCTGATGTTTGGGGCAAAAAAACTTTCAGGGCTGTTGATATCACATACAACACGGAATCCAATTACAACATCAATGTAGAGCATCGAACAGATTTCGCTTCAACTGGGGTGGCGGTAACTCTTAATCTGAATCCTGGTGGGTCACTGTGGGACTCAGGAGTATATGGAACAGCGACATATGGTGGGATTGAAGTGGCAGACGCAGACATTAACGTCAATAATAGTGGGGAGTTTTTCTCCTTAAAAATATGGAACGACCAACTAAATCAACCAGCTACTATTCTAGGCTGGAAAATATATGTCGAGCCAATAGAGCGAAGATAGTTTGGGGCGTCTTCTGTTTCCTGTGGTGTGCAGGATACACCCATGCGGCTAAGATTACGCAGCCTCCGCCTTTGCCCGACGAGCCTGTAGCTGAACAACTTTATCTGAAACAGCTTTATGATAACTTCAATAATTTGGAGACCGTCACATACGACCCCAACGGGAACCGGGACGGAGTTCTTGGAGATGTGGTTTACTATCAATCAGGGGCAAACAGATTTCTCAAGGTTTGCGATGGAGGCACGACATGGTACGAAGTCTCTTTAAGTCTGTAATTCCAGCTTCGGTATTAGCCTTTTCGGTATTAGCCTTTTCGGTATTAGTATGGGCAGTGCCCGACACGCTTATGACTATTGCCCCTTCCGCTCAGTCCGGGACGACTATCACGGCGGCAGATGAAAACGATAGAAATAACGACGTTTCAACGGTTTATAATGGGCATTCTCATGCCGATATCTCATCAACAAGCGCCAATACGTTTACTATCGGAAACGGAGCTGCAGGGAATAAGGATTATGCGATAAGTGATGGCACAAATAGCGCGGCAGTCAGATGGGATGGGACAAATACGCGATGGGAAGTTACCAATGACGGCTCGACTTATTTGAGTCTTGTTACAACGACCGGCACGACCACAACATTCAATACATTACCGAATTCGGCTTCTGCGAACACTATTTTGTATTCAGACGGAAATTCATGGAATGCAGGAACAGACAGGGTTGCTGATTTAGCTACAGGCGCAGGAGAGATCCTTTATTCGACTGGTGTGGATGCTTTGGCTGTATTAGCTGCTGGAACATCCGGGCAAGTTCTTCAAAGCAATGGAGCCGCCGCTCCATCATGGGTTGATTCAAGTGATCCTACGGATTACGTTACTTTCTATGAAGAATTCCTTACTTCAGATGAGGCTTCTACCGGCGCGGCGAGAATGATCCGGTCTCAATATGCTTGGCGTGTAAGAGGGAAGGCTATAACCGGCACTTATGATGATAATGGCCTTTGGGAGATTGATGGTGACGCGGCAGCTGATGTAGGAGAGATGTTCCTATCGAATGGGGGAACCGCTACAACAGATATCGCTCTTCCATTCAAAGCGTCCCTTAATCCGACCGTCATTATAAATTGGAGAAATGATAATGGTTCTGCGAGTGGGGCAAATTGCTATTTAGGTCTTTTCAGCGATTTTACAAGCGCAGCGGCCCCTACAAACGGCGTTTATTTTAATTGGGATGGTAATTCTAGAGATATCAACTTGATTACTAATGCAGCCGGGATCACCACAACTGATACGCTTGTTAATTCTGACACAGCAACATCCCACACATTTAAATTGGTGTTTACCGACACTACCAACATAGCTCTTACTGTTGATGGAGGTTCAGTTATAAACATCACGGCAAATATTCCAAGCGACGATTTGGGGATTGCCTTTACCGGGCCAAACAGCACCGCTAATCGCGGAGTTATCATCGACTACATCTATGTAAAGCAAAATAGGAGTTAGGAGGCTACTATGGCTTTTATGGCGGCAATTATGCCTGCGATAATCTCGGCTATGAGTTCTTTAGTCAGCGGGAGAGACAGAAAAAACAAGGAAGAATCGGCTCAAGAGAGGCAGACCGATATTGCCAATCAGGAACTTGCACGGCAACTGAGCTATGGTGATCAGCTTTACAACGTCTACAAGCCGAACAAGAAAGACTTGGATATTCTTTCTTCTCTCGAATCTCTATTTAAGATGCCTGGCGAGAAGGAGTACGCTTCCAAAGGACCTCTGTCGAAAGAATTACTTTCTTCTCTATTATCGGCTTTGACGACTTCCGAATATGAGCCGACTCTTGACGACCAAATAGAACTGGCTAGGCAATCGATCAATGCTAGGGAAAATCAGTCAGGGTTCTTTTCAAGCGGCAGAAGATTCGAGGATGTGGGTCGTGCGGCTTCCGAACTGGCGGTGAGAAGCGCAGAAGGGAAACTGGCTGAAAGGCAGCAGGCCAGGTCGAATGCTTTCCAGCTTGCCAATTACATCAATCAGATGGATCAAAATTCCAGACAGAGCTTTTTGGATTTCCAGAACAATCTCAGAAGCAGGGAAATGGCCGGAGCAACAGGAAGGGCTGAACTCGCTTCAGGCGGTTCGAGAACAAAAGCAGGCATTGAAGCCGGTGCACTGGACAGGCTTTATGGAAGAGCTGATCAGGCCGCGCAAAGAACCGGGGGGCTGGAAGAATTGGCGACCAATTTTCTTATGAATGCGCCTTTCTTTTCAGGAGGACAAGTTCCTATTAGCCCAGGTGGAATTGAAGATTACGTTTCAGGAGACGCTCCATTACCAACCGCTCCAAGGCGATCATTGGCCGATATTTTCGGTATGAGGAGTTCTGGCATACCAAGTCCTCAAGAAGAATTGGCCCTTTCCAGAAACAGGAGGTATTGATGCCTCAAGAAAGACGGGATTTCGGGA